TTAGTCTTAAATCATTTTTTTACAATTTTGAGAATTTAAAGATCAAATGTAGTTTTTGGAGTGAAACACAATCCTTGTTCTTTGCATGTTGGAGGTGTTTTATAGAGCCAATCTGCAAAATCTTTCCTGTTATTAGGTATTGTTGTTGAAGGCATAGTATAAAACTGTCTTTGTGAATTTTCATTCCCAAATACATCACCTATGTTTTTATACAAATTAAATTCAAATTTGTTATTGATATTTTCCTTCATATCATTTGTTGTACATGCTTCCTTACGATCTCTATTATCGGTGGGCAACACATTCATAAATGGATTATCAACAGATGGGAGTTGACAATCTTCTTTATTTACTTTATTATCATCAGGGTAAAATTTCTCTTTAATTTCAGAAAGATTCAAACCCCATTTGGTAAGAAAGTAAATGACAACCATGCAACATAGAGGTATAAGCAATACAAACAGTTCTCTACGTATAAGTGCAATTATAATAGCTGTGGCAATTATAAATCTTGTAAGTGCATTGAGTTTTTCAGGGTAAGTCATTTCATTATTTGGGATAAATTCTAATAATTTACTTTCGGTTAAAAGTATTGACGGTTTCTCAATCCAAGTTTGAGACATATTATATTATCTTATGATTATTTCTAATTTTGTTTATTTCTACGTTTAATTTTTTCTTTGAGTTTTGCACGAAGACGCTCCTTTTTCTCTTTTTGTGTAAGTATCGTTTTTTTAGGCTGTTCATTTGAAATAGCTTGCATAGCCTTCTTTATATTCTTCTGTGTAATACCTCCTTTATTCATTTTTGAATCGGAAAACATCTCTTCTAATACATCAAAATTTTCATTATCTGTTGTATTGGTAGAATTCCCAAACATATTTTGTAATACAGGACCAAAACCAGGAGGCATACCAGGAGGCATACCCGCTTTTGAATTCATATTTGGATTTGCACAATTGGCAAACATGTTTTTAATATCTTTTGATTGAAAAATATCCTTCATCATAGGTTCGTTTTGTATTTTACTGAATATTTGATTGACCTCTGACAACATTTTTTCTTGATCTAATTCACCATTTTCCATTTTTGTTTTAAGTGTATCAGATACTGTATTCATTACATTCAATAATCCATTGTCTTCTGAAAACATTTTGAGTACATCGTTTAAATTAGGAGGATTCATAGAATCCGATGATAGATTTTCTTCCATACCTTTTGTAAATTCTTCCAAATTGATTCCTTGTGCAATCTCTTCAGCTAATTGGCCAATTTGTGTTCCTGCAAACATACCTTTATAAGTGTCTTCAATATTCACATCATCATTTCCTTTATTCTCAGATACTGTTTTTGTTAATTTAGTTAATATTTGATTAATACCGTCTTTCATGTCATTTACTTCATTTTCAGGTAAAGATTCTTTAAATACATCTGCCATTTCATCAACAGATGTTTTCTTTGTATTAATAGCAGTACTCATCAAAAAAAGAGTCTGAATATATTTCCAAATTACATTTTTATTGATTTTTGATGCATTTTTAAAAATAAGACTTATATCCAAATCTGATAATAGTATTATTGATTTTTCGTAAAAAATGTTATCATCTTCTTCTGATATACGTGTGGATAATCCAGAAAATGTTTCTGTAATTTGTGACACAATCTTTAATGTTGATTCTTTATCAGGATTATAATTATCAATTATATCATTGCTAATTTCTTCGGGAAATGCCTTTTTTAATTCTAATAAAAATTCTTTGAACGTATTATTAAACGTTTGAATTATTCCATCCATTCTTACTTTACTCTTGATATATTATATCAAAAACAAAACGCGTTTTTTTATAAATTAAGATTATCATAATAATATATATCTGATGACAGAATCAATAGACAGATTTAATGGTTTACTTTTTGAATTTATAAATGATTTAAAGAGAATCGAACCAAATGATAAGGATATTTTAAAGGTAGAATTACTTTTACACGCTATTAATTTAAAAAAAGAGATTGTTATTCGTCATTTTCAACTCCATGTTTTAAAAGATGACCTTGTTAAAAATATTTTTGCTCATAATATTGAGTTTTTTTTGAATTATGAATTTTTTGAGAATGATCATAAATTAAATGAGAAACATTCGGATCTTAAAGGTTTATTTCAACGAGTTAAAGATATACTAATTACATTCAAAAATTCTGAAGATGGAAAGGATAATATTAAGAATATTTTTGAATGGCTATGTATATTGGTATATTATGCTTACGAAAATTTGGGTATTGATCCAACAAAGAAGATATCTGAACTAAAAACATTAAACTTATAGTTTTATATTAGTTATAATACATTCATGTCAGAAATAACATTTTGTGTTTTACCAGATGAATACTATAAAAAGGATGTCTATTTTAAATTAAAACATGAATCCCTATATTACCAAAAGTGTGTTGAATGTCATCGTGTATTTGCATTGTTACAGTATTATAAATATAAATCAGAGAAACATATAGAAGAGCTAGAAAATTTAATAGAAAACACTAAAAAACACTGTTATCAAAATAGTCATTCCTCTTCTTTTGCAGGGTATAATATCGAGCTCGCTTTTTATTACAGAGCTCAAAGAATGGAGCTTAATACTGTACTTAAATTTTTAGATAATATAACACATCGAATTAAAAAACATAAAAGAACTTTTATTAAAAAACAACGTAGGATTACATCTATTTTTGGTTCTTACAGAGATAGTCTTTCACCTATGATGATCCATAAAATAGTATCTTGGTTAAAGAAAATAGATCCTGATAAGTATAAACATATAAAATACTCTAATAAGGAAATTCTACTTGAGAAATTATCAGAATTAGATACTAAAATTGATGCAGAATTGTGTTGTAAATTTATAAATGATGTAAATCCGATGCCATTTTTAAAAGAATTCAATGTAAATTGTTATAAAAATGGCAAAAAACAATCGTATAGTAAACTAAGAGACCTACTTAAAAATGAATTTTATTATAGAGAGCGGAATTATTTAAGACAAATAAGTGCAAAACCATTCTTACGAGGATTACCCAAAACAATTGAAGATATTATATATTCTTTTTTATAAAAATGATTATAAATCTAAAATTTACTAAAAAATAATGGTAATATGAATGTATATCAACATAACATAAATACTATAAAACCGGAATTCTCCAGGTGTATCCCTGGATATACGATTGGTTGTCACGAATATTTCATATCAACAAATAAGAATCCTCTTTATATTCAGTTCCCACCATGCAAAGTTGTAGCTCTTAATAAAAGTAGTATATTTATGGTATTTTCATCTATAGATAATTATATAGATACATTTTTCTCAGAATTGGAAGTATTAAGGAAAACTATTGTAAAAAAAATTGAACAAAAAAATAGAAACATAGTTATCAATTGGTCTTCACCTATTTATAATAATGTTAATGATAGTAAAATTCCTTTTCGTGCATATATAGATACTCAATTAAAAATATATAACTCTTCGAAAGAAGTTATTAGTTCTGATGTTAATCTATTGAATCAAAATTATATTGATTCTATTATAGAAATAGAGAAGATACAACTCAAATCATCTTACTTATTAGAAAATAACAAAAGATATGTAGGTACGATAATATTTAAGGTTGTGCAAATTAGAATTCCAAATTCATTTGAACATCTAAAAACACCTCTTATAACAGGTACTTCAAGTGAGTATAATACAAAAACATCACATCCTATGCAAAAGGAAGGTACATTTATTTCTCATCCATTATATTCTAAATATTTCAGAATGTTACGACATGGTATTCCAAAACAAGCAGTAAAACAGAAACTCTTAATGGAAAATATACCGATAACATTACTTGATTATTCTGAATCAGATATGGTACCAGATACTATGAAACAAGATTTACCTAGACATGACAATATAAATTTACAATTAAAAAACAAACACCTACAAGAAACGGTAAAAATAGTTAAAAATAAAGACAACAAACTAAGAAAAACAACACATGGTATAACACTTGCTGATATTCTTACAAAAATCAAACTTTTAAGAAAGACGGGTTTTATGAAAATACGATTTTAATGATGATTGCTATATAAAAATGAATTCATTATACTATAATTAACAACAATATGTGGGTTCTAATTGATTTGGGATATTTCTCTTTTTACAGATATCATGCTACTAAGAAGTGGTGGGGATTTAAACAAGAGTTTGATCAAAAGTCTCCATGGATAAATGAATCTGAATTTAGAAATAAATTACTTGAGAAATATGAAGAATATTTGGATAAATTGATAAAAAACAATAATTCTTTCTTAGCAATGGATTCAATGGATGGTAAAAATTGGCGAAAAACACTTTATCCAGAATATAAATCACAACGTCCTAAGAACGAAGATATATACGAATACTTGAAATATATTTCTAACGAATTTATTCCATACTACTTGGATAAAAATCCTAATGTTATATATTCTAGAAGAGAAGGTACTGAAGCAGACGATTTAGTAGCGAATAGAGTATTTGATATTCAATCCACAAATAAAGATGAGAAGATATGTATTATCGCATCTGATATGGATTATCTTCAACTTATAGAAAAAAACAGTAATCTTTGTATTTGTGATATGAATATGAAAATATTGTCTGATAAAGAATTAGTAGGAAAACAATATCTTATAAAGAAAATCATTTACGGTGATACTTCAGATAATATAAAACCTGTTTTTAGAGGTAGAAATTGTTCCAATAAGAAAAAAGCATTTCTGGAAAAATGCAAAGATATTGTAAATCTCGACGATATAACGCAAGAATATTTCGAGAATCAAGAAGATTACAACACATTTTGTATAAACAGAAAATTAATGGAATTAACACCTTTATCATAAACTTCAAAAATTTAGAATATATTTTTTTATAGAAGATTCAAAATTAGAATCTTTAGCCGATATCCACGATTTTAATGGGTTAAAAAAGAAGGGGTGATAAATAACCATATTTGAATTATATATGGCAGGAACCATTGAAAAGGTACTTTTAGACATTACAAAAATATCAGCATTTATCATATCAAGCCAAGATTCGGAAATATCTGTATTTATAAAAAATGTACAATTAAGATTTTCATATAATTCCGTTTTTAATTCTTTTTGGCTGTAAATATTAATTTTAAATTTCTTTTTAGCTTCCTTTAAGATTTTCGTAAATTGTACTATAAGATTAATATAATATTTGTCTTCTATATATCGGTCTTTAAAGTTAATATCTACATCTCCTCTTCTTATATGAATAGCTATCGTAAATATATCATTTTTTTTATAATATTTAAATCTAGACTTAAGATATTTAAGTTTTTTTTCGAGTTTATCTTGTTTTATATTTGTACTATACAAATGACCAGAGGGAATTTCTTTTGAAAGTATATCCTTTTTTGTAATATAAGGTAAATCAAATAGTTCACATAGTTTTATTTTTTCACTGACGACTAATTCGGATATATTACATTTTTTTCCTTTAATATTTTTTT